TCACAGACAGGCAAGCCCATCTCATAGAGCATGGCAGTCTCACCATCCTTGACCTTGTGAACATCAATGGCTGCAAGCCTCACAGTCTTTCTCAGGATGCCTTCTTCATTCAAGAACTCGGTTGGCAGCTTTGCCATGATGCTGCAGTAGGGTTCTCTCGGCCAGAGCTCTTCACCATTCACGATGGTGAGAATGTTCTTGGGGGGCAGATAGGTCTTGACTTCAGCCAGCATCTGCTTGTATTCCTGCTTGTTCATTTTGACCTTGAGGCCAATTGCAGAGCCAGCTTCCCGGGCTTGCCGGGTCTTCTTCCGGGTGCCATCTTTCAAGAAGATGAAGCCCCCCTTGGTTGTTGTGATTTGAGCAGACTCAGCCAGAGCAAGAACCTCTTTCTCACCAGCATTGAACCTGCCCCTCTTGGTTGGGTCTTTCCTCTTCCGGGTGTCTGCAAAGAATGTGAATGCATGGCTCAGGTCATAGAAGCCTTCAGGTGCATCATCGATGACTTCAATGACTGCCATGCCTGCACTCTGGGAAGTGAAGACTTCAACCTTGGTGACCCCGGGCTCATCCCAAGCATTCTGCAGCAGCTCTCTCAGAATGAAGCCCTTGGGTCTGTTTGCAACAAGGGCTCTCAAGCCCTTCTTGTCAACTTCAAACCATCCCATTGCCTACTCTCCAATCTCAGCTCTCAATAGAGCTGGTCAAAGTAACTGGCCTGCTCTTCACAGAGCAGCTCACCTTCTATGGTTTCATCACAGGTCTTGCAGTGGATGCTGTACTCAATCTTGGCACCCCAGAAGTGCTTGGCATACCTGCCCTTGCCAACTGACCTGTCTTCCATTTCTGGCTCAGGGCAGTCATCTTCAAGCTCAAGGTTCTCTTCAGCATCCCACTCCCACTCTTCATCTTCTGGGTTCTCGGGGTTCTCTTCATGGAAGTGGTCAAACGTGTCTTCAGCCTCAGCCTCAGCTTCAGCCAGCTCTGTGCCACACTCGGCACAAAGCAAGGTCAGCCTGACTGAAGCCTTCACTGTCTGACCCTCAGGGTCAAACTCAAATTCATTCAGCTCAGCCTCACACTCCACACTGACAAAGTGGTTGCAATCCGGGCACCTGTTACCCATGACACCTACTCCCTTCTGACTACTCGGTGAGCAGTCTTCCAAAGTTACTGTGAAACATGTCAGCAATTTCTTCAGCCTCTTTCTCAGCCTTCTTGGTCTTGGCATTGTTGACCAGACCTCTCAGCCTCTCCCAGATGGTGACCAGCTCATCCCGGTCAACCCCGGCAAAGGTGCTCAGGGTCTTCTTGTCTTCTTCTTCTTGGTCAATCTGCTCATTGTAGAGCTCTTCATCGATGTAGTGGAGAATGCCACTCTCAATGAGTCTGTGGAGTACCTGAGGGGGCAGTGCATCAACTTCCCAACTGACATTGCCATGCTCGGCAATGTAGTCACCTGCTCGGGGGTCTGTGACCTTGGCAGGGTTGGGTGGTGGGTTGTGCTCATCAATCTGCTCTTTGGTCAGTGCCACAGGTATGACTTCAACCCACTGACCAAACTCTTTCAGCCTGCTCTCAATGTCTCTGAGCATGTCAAGGCCAGAGGGGTCATGGTCACCCACATAGAGAATGACACAGTCCTGACCTCTCCGAGAAGCAGCCCTGAACCTCTTGGAAGCATCATGCATGGCTGTGGTGCTGCTGTACCCCCGGTTGACCATGAGCCTGACATGGTACTCACTGGTGACCCTGTACAGAACCTGACTGAGAGCATCCTTCTCACACCAGACTTCAATGTAGGTGCCCTGCTCAGCCTGTCTGTTCAGCCTATACTGGTCTGCAGTGTCACTGAGGGCATCTTCAATGTCTTTGCACCAGTAGGGCAGCTTGGGAACTCTGACCCGGTCTTCAATGGCATCCCAATCCACCACACCAGCCATCCTGCCCTTGGTGAGCAGGTTGCCAAGCTTCTTGTATTCGGCCTGCTTGTTGGGAATCACATCCCTGCTCACAAGCTGATAATAGAGCTGCCTGAGAGTCAAGGTATAACCTTCAAGCCGGTACTCTTCGAGAATGCTATTGACAAGATGAAGCCTCTCGATATTCTTCTTGCTCAAATGCAAGTCATCTCTGTATGCTTCTTTCATTTGCTTTCATCCTTTCCATTGCAAGCAGTTTCACCAACAGACAGGTCAAGCATCCTGTTGGTATAATATTTCAGCTTCTTATTCCACTTCTTCAGCAAGGTCTTTCTCTTGTTGAGCTTGGCAGTATGCTCTTTGACCTTCAGCCTGCAATGCTCAAGCTTCTCTTCTGCCTTCTGAAGCGAAGTTTTGACAACCTTCACCTTCGGTGTTTCAAGTGTCAAAGGCAGGTCATGCGCCCAAGCTTCTGAAGTGCCTGCAATGTCACTCCATTCAGGTCTGTGAGGATTGTTGAAATAAGAGCCTGCCATGTCATTGTGATGTTTCCCTGCACAATGATGCATCTCATGGATGAAAACCCAAGCAATAGATGCTTTTGCACCTGCAGGCAAGGCATTCTTGTCAACCGGCTTGAGATGATAGCCTTCAGGTTTGGGAATAATCATGGTGATTAAAAAGCCAAGCACTTCTTTTTTCTTGAAATGGTGAAAGACCTTGCCAAGATATGCCCTGCCTGATATTCTGTATTTAGCAGGATTCACCCTGACAGTCAAGTTCTTGGCAAACTTATCAGGGCAAACAGGCGAGTGCTTGATGCACTCATAAAAGAACTTCTTCAGCTCTGCTGTCTTATATTTAGTTTTGTTGTCAATTCTCATTTCTGCACCCTTGCCCTTTCTGCCTTGAACTTGTAAAGCCAATAGATTGCAAAAGCTCTCGCATCGGCTGTCACCGCAGTCTTGCCATGCTTGGCGGGGTCATATCCTTGCGGGTATGAACCTTTCTTGCTCTTGTAGCTCCACTTTCTGCTTGAGTGCAGCAGATAAGTATAAAAGGACAACGCCTCTTTCAGCATCTTTCTCAGGTAACTCAGTTTCTTCATTGCAGCCGCCTTTCTCAACAGGGAAAGGCCAAGGGGCTCAAGAAGAGCCCCAAGACCTGAAAGCTCTAATCAATTTTTATACTGACAGTAGCAGGCAGAACAATTGAGTTGAATATCTTGTGAGCCTGCATCCAGTTGTCACCGCAGTTGATTTCAAAGGATTTCACAAACTTGCCATCTTTGAATTCTTTGACAAGAACTGCATATTGCCTGTATTCTCTGCCATCCCTTGAAATAATCCAGACATTGAGCTTTCTGCCATTTGCCCATCCTGCAGCCTCAAGCTCAAAGCCTTCATCTGTAATTTTCGGCTCTCTTGGATTCTTGTTCTTGTGAAACTCGCAGAGCTTCACGGTGAAGGGGCTCTGCAGATGACCTTTGCCGACAACCCGGCAACCGCAAGGCAGATGCCTGTAGACTGCATTCAGGCTCTTGTCATAAGGGTCTGGTGCAGTATTTTTGGCGCAGTCAACACAAAGAGTGTGTCTGCCCTCAACCACTCCAACACAATCATGACAACAATGCTTTCCGCAACAGTCACAGACTCGCATTTCATCACGGGTCTGGTCAGTCTTGTCATTCCCGCAAACATCACAAATAGCCATCTCAGCACCATCCTTTCTGTGGTCAGAAGAAAAACAATCATCCAGCCTTGCAAGCAAGGTTAGAGAAACATGAAGAAGCCCGAATTTTTAAGCCTGCCCCTGAGCCCTTGGATGTGCTTGACTGCAAAGCCGATGCAGAAGCCATTGGATGGGCGTTGGAGCAGGCTTTATTCATTATAGGGTGATGCAAGAGATTGGATTGCGCAACATGCGCAGTTTTTGTTTCAATCGTCAGGGTTTTGACCTGTCTTTTCATGGTTCCAATCTCCTGCATCGGCTAATATAAGATACCACAAACTGTGGTGACTTCAACCACAAACTGTGTTTTTTTCAGAAAAAAAGTGAAATTTTTTTTGAGCCTCAAAACCATGCAGGTTTGCACCTTTTTCCTGATGCCGGGAAAAAGGTTTTATGGCCTTTGATGCTCGAAACTCTCAGAGGCTGATTATCAATGAAAAGGGGTTTTCAAGAATAAAATTCGCAAATATCGGGAAAAGATAATATAAAGTGAACACCAGATGGACTGCTTCAAAGAGGGGTTTCCAGAAGTTTTCCGGCTTGCTCCCAAGAGCCCCAAAGCAGACCTAACTTCCAAACAGTCTATAGTTTAGGTTCGATTTCACTACATCCTGTCATCCGGGGTTTTCAAGAATAAATCAGCCCCGGCTCATTTTGACCCTTAAATTTAACGCACATGTGCCTTTTAGAAGAGAGAAGAAGAGAGAAGAAAAGAGAAGAGATGTTTTCATGCATCATCCGTAGGTTTTCCATACCATGAAGGCAACCACTCAACCTCAACTTCAGGCACCGGCTTTCTTGCCGAAACCCGGAAAAATTCTCTTTGCCTTTCTCTTTTTTTCCTTGTAATCTTTTTCAGGTGTTATTGCTTTTTCCGTTCAACCACAACACAGGTGCCATGTTTGGAAGAGCACAGGGAAAAAGACTCCGCAGAGCAAACTGAGGCTCAGGAATCCGAATATCAGGAGCCAGAGCATCCTGAATTTGAAGACCTCAATCATCCTGCCAGAGCAGGGCTTGACCCCAACCGCAGACCTGATGGCACTTTCATCAAAGGCCACAAATATCAATGGAAGCCGGGGCAGTCTGGCAATCCGAATGGCAGACCCCCAAACGGTGAGCAGAGACCGGGCAAGCCGCCTGAGATAACAAGAATTACAGACCTGATGCGGCATATGTCTTCAAAGCCCTGCACAGTCAAGGGCTACAAAAACATGACATGGGCTCAAGCGGTTGCAAAGGCCATGTTTGAATATGTTGTTGGCAAGGGCAATTCAAGACTTGCCAAAGAACTGCTTGACCGGCTCGATGGAACTGTGAAGCAGATTCATGAGGTTGAGACAACCGGCAGAACAATTCTTGAGTTTGTTGTTGCAGAGCCCCCGGACAAGGCACAACACGAAGAAAACATGGCGAATGGCAAACTCAATGGAACGACAAAAGCAGGAGATTCTCACAATGAAGGGAGTTGAGATGGCAAGATACGGGATTGAGACATTTGCCAATGGCAAATATGGTATTCAGCAGTTCGAGACTGCGCAGAGCTTGAGGGGTTGGATTGCCCGGAAGAAGAAAAAAAGGGAGCAGGGTCTTGGAAACAATGACCTTCACAAGCATCTGATTTCCAAGTTCCTCAGCTCTCGGAATCCCGTTCAAGAGGACACCCGGAAGAGACCGGCAGGCAAGGCAGAGCTCAAGGCAAAGGCCAAACCGAAGAAGACCCCGGCTGCAAAAGCCCCTGAGGAAAAGAAAAGCGAATGAGCCTTTTGGCGATAATGCTTGTTGTTGATTTGACTGTATGGGTTTTTATTTGCGCCCCAAGAGGCAGAAGGATTGTTCCGCATCAACCGCCAAACGCAAAGAAAGAACCAAATGAACCAAGCTGAGAGAGAATCAGTTGAACTGGTGAATCAGGCTGTCAACATGCAGCTCACTTCTGACTTGGGCTTGCGGATGCGCCTGCTCAAGAATGAAATCACTCAGCTTGCCGAAGAGACCCAAGCAATCATTCATGACATGATTGCAAAATACAATGCGCCGATGACAGCTCATGTGAAGATTGAGCTCGAAGTTGATTCTGTCAACCTGAACAAGCATGTTCAGAAAGTGGTTGATGCTCATGCTTATGGCTTGCCAATGCCGAAGTCTGAGCCCTTGGAGATGTATTGATTTATCCTGAAACACAGAACAAGCAGAGAATCGAGTTGCTACCGAAGCAGCACAAGTTCTTGTTCTGTGAGGCCAAAGAAACCATGTATGATGGGGCATTCGGTGCCGGGAAGACCCGCATCCTCTGCTTCAAAGCGGTTCAGAAGGCCATGCATGAAGGGAATCTTGTTGGTTTGTTCCGAAAGACCTTGACCAGTTTGAGGGCAACAACCCTGAGAGTGCTGCTTGAGAAAGATGGCACCTTGCCGCCTGTCTTGCCGCCGGGAACCTATCAGCATAACAAGTCAGAGCACATCATCAAGCTTCTTGGGTGTGGGGGTCAAATCTATTATGGGGGTCTCGATGACCCTCTCAGGATTGCTTCTCTAAACCTTGGCACCGCTTGTGTTGATGAAGCCAGAGAGATGGACAAAGATGAATACTTCATGCTTCTTGGCAGGCTGAGAAACAATGCAGACCCGTTCAGGCAGATATGCCTTGCGACAAACCCGGATTCACCTTCACATTTCCTTTACGAGAGGTTCTACCGGGAGAAAGACAACACAAGAGCTGTCTTCAAATCGAAGAGCACAGACAACTTCTTTCTGCCGCAAGACTATCTTGACATGCTTGCGAAATTTACCGGTCAATACCGAGACCGCTTTGTTCTTGGCAAATGGGTTGCCTTTGAGGGCTTGATTTATGACAACTTTGACCGGGAAACTCACGTTGTTCACCGGGACATTTCAGAATTCAAGTGGTTCCTGCTCTCGGTTGATGAAGGCTATACTGACCCGGCGGTTTGCGGTCTTTGGGGCATTGACTCAGACAACCGGATGCACCTGCTGAAGATGTTTTATCAGACCAAGGTGCTGCCTTCTCAGTTCATTCAGATTCTGAAGAGCTTTGGATTCAGTCAGATTCTGCAGCTCAAGCCTCATGACATGAAGCTTTCAAAATGGGAAATGCCAACCAGAATCTTTGTCTTTGACCCTTCTGCTGCAGGGCTCATTGCCGATGCTCAGAAAGAAGGGCTGGTTTGCCACAAGGCAGACAATGCAGTATTTGAAGGCTGTCAAGCGGTCAGAGACCGGCTTTCGATTCAGGCGGATGGCAGACCCGGCTTGACTGTTGAGCCTCATGCTCAAGGGGTTTCGGATTGGTTGACAGAGATTGAATCATATCACCTTGACAAGAATGAGAAGCCTGCCAAGGGTCTTGACCATGCGATGGACATGACCCGGTATGCCGCCATGTATATGAAAAACATGGTTGCCCCAAGGTTCACAATGCTTGATGCGAAGAAGGTAGAACCGGGTGACAGGTTCCGGCGGGAATCTCAGAATGAAGAAGAAATAACCGAAGAGCAACTTGAAGCTTCCAGAGACAGAATGCTTGAAACTCAAGGTGCATGGAGCAATTAGCGATGGCGAAATATATCATGGCTAAGTATATTTTTATAGCGATGGTCAAGGACAACGGCAATTACAAGGCCGGTGATGTCGTGTCTATTCGTGAGCCGGGTTCGAAGGTGACTGCACTCGAAGAAACCATGTTTGTCTGTACGAGTTCAGAACACACGAAAGCGGAAATAGACATTCTCAGGGGCGAACGCAACCCGCATCACAAGATAGTTTTTCCAACAATGCCATTGGATGACAAAGAACCGTTCGATGAAGATAAGTATAATGCCGACTTTGCGAAAGCGCAGGAAGAGGCGGACAAAACCCCTGTTTGTGGTGTCAAGCTCAACCTGAGCCATCTGGAAGTGGTGGCAAGACTGACGGATTTACAGGATGCGAAAAAACGGGTTCCTGTTTTTGATATAGATAAGACGGCGTTTCTTACGAAGAAAAGCGAGACATAAATAATGGCAACTTATTACATGCCAGATGATTTCGCCGACCTCGCAACGGCTTATGCCGGAATGGTCTCCGGCGTCGATGATTTGATAGTAAGAGATGGAACGTATACCGGCCCGAACAACCGGAACCTCGACCCCGGCGGCAAGCTCGTAACAGTCGCGTCCGAGAACGGGCCTTTTACCTGTATCTTCGATGCGGAAGACAATAGCTGTCGATTCTTTTATCTACATTCTGGCGAAACAAACTCTTTTATCGTCGATGGGATTCAATTCAAAAAAACAAACTTGAATGTTAATGGCGGTAAGGGCGGCTTTGCTTATGCCACAGGAGCTACCGTCCTTAGTCCTACATTTAGAAATTGCATCATAACAGACTGTAAAATCGTCCACTTTCTCGGCGGGTGGGGCAGTTGCGTGGCGGCCTACAGCGATGCCGACGTTGTTTTTGAAAATTGTCTGATATATGGATGTCATGCCGTTGGTTCATGTGTAGGGTATGCGGAAGGGCCGGGAAGCCGCGTTTGCTTTTACAACTGCACTATCATGGCTAATACCTGCACATCATCTACGAGCGGGGCAGGTTTCCGCGCACAGGCTTGGGGGGATTTTCGCCTCTACAACTGCATCGTATATAATAATCAATACAAAGATTGGTACGCCGACACATCTCAGACATGGAGCTATTGTTATAACACCTGCTATAAAATTTCATGGGGTTCTTGCCATTATTCAGGGGCAAACATTACTTTAGACCCGCTTCACGTCGTCGGGCCGCTCGGAAGTTATTATCTTAGTTGCATCGCGGCGGGCGAGGGCGCGGACAGCCCGTGCCTTGATGCCGGGAATGTTGCATATACTGATGCAAGTTGGCCTCTTCTCACAACTCGAAGTGATGATGTTCTGGATGTTGCCCCGCCGGATATTGGCTTTCATTGGCCTGCAGCAGGTGAACCAGAAGAAAACAGGGGCAAGCTCTATCATGACAGAAAAAGGCGAATTAAATATGGATGGCCGCCAATCAGGGGCTGAGAAAGGGGATTGAAAGATGTACCGACACCAGAGAAAAAAGGTTTTGATTGAGGATTTAATTCCTTCAGGCGAAGAGCCTTGGGTTTATGAATCAACAGAAATTCTTGAGTTTGTCAAGGAAACTCTTGGTGAAGATGACAGAACCAAAATCAACAATGTTCATGCGCCAACAGACCTGACATATCTAATCAAAAATGAATATGATATTGCCGTATCTGCTCAGGCAATCGGCGGGGTTTATGATGCGGTCAATGATGTTTGGGAGCATGAGGTTGAGGTTGGAGACCCGGTTGATGTTGCTGCCGGTGAAGAGGGATACATCGATGTGTTTCCCGGCAATCCATACATGAGAGATTACAAGGTTGAACTGACCTTTGAATCTCTCGGTCAAGGTGAAGATGGTGTGACTGTCACCTCAATATTTGTGATTGACCAGTAAATTTACCGGTGAATTCTGAGCAAGGATGTTTTTCATGGGGCTGATAACAAGATTTAGAAGAATGCTGAAGGCACTTGCCGGTGAGCAGGTTGTTGTGCAGCCATATTTCAAATCAATTGGCTTTGCTCAATTTGCCGATGAAGAAACTGCGCAAGACAGGCTCAAGCATTTTGTTCATTGGGTTTATGTCTGTGTCACAAAGAATGCTTCCGCAATGGCCTCTGTGCCTCTCAGGGTTTATGTTTCAACCGATGAAGAAGGCCAATACAAATATCTCAGGAAAGGCAAAGACACAAGAGCAGTCAAGCTGAAGAAGCTGAAAGAGCTTGCCACAAATCCTTTGACATTCCAGAGAATCAACCGGTCTGCGCAAACAGAAGAGGTTGTGAATCACCCGTTCATTGAGCTTTGGCGCAATGTCAACCCGTTCATGAACGGGTATGAGATGGTAGAACTGATTGACATCTATCTTGAGATGACCGGCGATGCCTATCTCTACATCGTGAAAGACAATCTTGGAGTTCCAAGGCAGTTGTGGATTCTGCCATCGCAATATGTGAGGGTTGTTCCTGACCGGCAGAATTTCATCAAGGGCTATTTATACGGCACTTCGGCTTCAGACTCGGTTGCCCTGACCCCGGATGAAGTGATTCATTTCAAGTTTCCCAACCCAAACAGTATCTGGAAAGGTTTCCCGCCTTTGGCTGCAGGCATGGCGGCTGTCAAGCGAAAAGAGAGCATGGATGATTATGAAGCATCCCTGCTTGCAAACAATGCAAGACCTGATTTCCTGATAGTCTCGAAGAATGCCATTCCGAAAACTACCAAGAAAGAACTCAGGGAAGAATGGCAAATGCTCTATGGCAGCAAGAGGGGCAGGGGCAAGCCTGCTCTGATTGATTCTGCAGATATTGAAATCAAAGAACTTGGCTTCTCGCCAAAAGATATTGCATATGTGAACGGTCAGAAAATGACCAAAGAAGAGATAGCAGGCACTTTTGGTGTTCCGGTTTCCAAGATTGTTCCCGATGCGAAATACTCAAATGCAGAAGTTGGTGACAGGGAATGGAAGTCAGACACAATCAGACCAAGGCTCAGAAGGATTGAAGACAAGCTGAATGAGCAGTTGATGCCGATGTATGACAAGAAGTTATATGTTGCCTTTGACAATCCTGTTCCTGAAGACCGGGAATTTGCCTTGAAGAAGTCTGAGACCTATCTGAAGAATGGTGTCATCACCATCAATGAGGTCAGAGAGGCAGAGGGTCTTGAGCCTGTCAATTATGGTGAATCAGCTTGGATGCCAATGAACATGATTCCGGTTGGTTCTGCAATTGGCGGGGCAGGGCAGCAGCAGGAGCCCGAAGAAATAACAATGTCACTCAAAGCCAAAGATGATGGCGAGATTCACTTTCCTGTCAAGTCTGACTGGTTTTATTCCGGTGTCCCGGTCATGGCTGAGAGGATGAAGAGAATTTTCAGAAAGATGGAAAAGGCGGCTCTCGATTTTCTTGAGAGTCAGAAGGCCATGAGGAAAGCCCCGGCTTCAATTGAGTGGAATGACTTCACTCTCGAAAAAGAAAAATGGGCAGCTCTTATCAATGCAGAGATGGGCAAGCCTATCAGAGAGCAGTTATTGAGAGGGGCAAAGCATGGCGCAAGGGTCATCGGGGTTGGTATCTCTTTCGATGTCCTGAATCCTGAGACAATCAGCTTTCTTGACAGGTATGTTGCTCACTTTGCGGATGTGGTGCTTGAGACAACTGCAAAAGACTTCGCATTTCAGATGCAGCAAGGGTTGCAAGCCGGTGAAACCATTCCTGAGCTCACAACCAGAACCAGAAGCTTCTTTGAGGGCATGAAGACTTGGAGAGCAGAGCAGATTGCAAGAAGTGAAAGCAGCAGGGCTTCACATCAAGGCATGGTTGAGAGCTGGAAACAATCAGAAGTTGTTGAAGCAATTACATGGGATGCTCAGGCTGATGCATGTCCATATTGTGTTGAGCTTGATGGCACAACTGTTGCCATCAATGGAAAGTTTTTCGAGCAAGGCAGTTCAATGACAGTTGAAGGGGCAGGCACATTGAACTTCAATTATGAACCGGTGACTGCCCCGCCATTGCATCCGAATTGCAGATGCACTTTGAGGGCTGAATTGAGATAGAAGGGGTTTGAAAATGCCTGATTTCATGACAGAAGTTGTTGAGGTTCACAAACTGCCTGAGAGCATCAAGGCAATTGTTGAAAAGCATGAGGATGCAGAATTCATCCGCAAGACAGTTACAATGCCGGATGAAGATTGGAAATTCGATGAAGGCGAAAAGGCAGAAATCGGCTTCATATCAACTGCGGGAATTGACCGGGATGGTGAGATACTTGTTCCGGCAGGGTGTGACCTGTCTGAATTCAACAAGTCAAGGCAGGTGCTTTGGGGTCATGACTATCACATGCCGCCGATTGCCAAGGCTCTGTGGGTCAAGAAGGAGCCGAAGAAAAACCCGAAAGGCATCCTTGCCAAAACTGCATATGCAGACACAGACTTTGCAAATCAGGTCTGGCAGCTTGTCAAAGGCGGTTTCCTGAAAACTGCGTCTGTTGGATTCATGCCAACAGAGTCTGTGAGTTCAAGGGATGACAACTTTGACCGGGTTTGCGACAAGCTCAACAAAACAGGCATTGAGTTTGACAGAACAAGGGTGAGCAGAATCTACACGAAATGGATTCTGCTTGAATATTCCAAGGTCTCAGTTCCTGCCAACATCGATGCCCTGACAGTTGCGGTTGCCAAGGGAATGAAGCTGCCCAAGGAAATGCTCGATGAATTCGGCATATCTGAAGAGCAGGTTCAGGGAGCTTCCGAAAAGACAGAGCTTGCAGATTTCAAAGCGGTCATTCCCTTCAAAGACCTTGGGATGGCACCAGAATCAGCCGAATGGGATGCCGGAAAAGAGGTCAAGGCGGCTTCAATCGAAGACATGAAGCTGATTTGCACTTGGTATGACTCAGAGAATGAAGACATCAAGAGTGCATACAAGCTGCCGCATCACAGAGCACTTGGCAGACATGCTGCAGTTTGGCGGGGCATTGCGGCTGCAATGGCGGCAGTTCTTGGAGCAAGAGGCGGGGTCAACATTCCAGAGAAAGACAGAAAGCCGGGTTATAGCCATCTTGCCAAGCACTACAAGCAATTTGGGAAAGAGCCGCCTGAGTTCAAGGATTATCCGCAAGCAGAGCTGAAGATTCTGTTTGATGAAGTTTGGGATGAAGCCTTATATCTCAGGTTCCCGGCGATGAAGCCATATCCCAATGAACATGCCTGCAGACTGCTTGACCCGGATGGTTGGGATTCTGTCAGAAGGCAGAATGACAAGTTTGGTGAAGGAATTCATGCAGTCTATGGAATCAAGGATGATGCCGCCAAATTGCAGGCAATCCGCTTTTCCAAGACCAAATTCACACCGCTTGCCGCAAGAAAATGGCTTGAACAACATGATTACAAGTGCATCCTGTTTGAACCTGCCTCTGAATCAAGGTCAGAAGAGATTGCAGACCTGAAGGCTTATGTTGAGAAAGTTGCAGACCCTGCTTCAGTCTGTGTTGTGAAATATCCTGAAAAGGAAATTGCACCTGTCATTGAAGTTCATCGCAAGCCGCCAAAGGTTGAGCTTGTGGAAGTTGTACCTGAAAAAGAAGAAACAGTTGTTGAGCTTGTTGAGAAAGAGCTTGGCAGGCAACTTGGAAGAGTTTGAAAATTCAAAAGGATTTGGGCTTGTGCTGCCGGTGGAGATATTAGCTGAGTTGGCGGGAATATCAGCCGGATGGAAAAGTGCAACCCGGAAACAGGAAAGGAAAAGAAGATGGACAAGGTTTTGATAAAACTCGAAACCGATTGGGAGCACGATGGCACCACTTACGATGCCGGAACTGAGCTCAATGTTGACGCCGCAACCGGAAAAAGGCTTTGCGAGTCAAACATTGCCAAGCTTTATGACCCGAAAGCCGAAGAATCGGCAAGGAAAAAGGCTGAGGCAGAGCTGAAGAAGCAGACCGAGTTGATAACGGCTGCAGTCTCAACTGCCGTCTCGGAAGTCAAGAAGGAACTGCAGAAGGATGTTTCTGTGGTTCAGGTCAAGAAGCCGGAAGTTGACCCGAAAGGCGGCTTTGAAAACTTTGCGGAATTTGCGCAAGCGGTTCACCGGCGCACCATCGGCAGCGGGCATCCTCTTGTCAAGAAGCTTGACAAATACCAAGAGAGGGTCAAAACTGTCATGGTTGAAGGCGAAGATGCGCAAGGCGGTTTTCTGGTTCCAACCGAGTTCAGAACAGAACTCCTGCAGACCGGTCTGGAAGACACCGCTTTTGCAGACAAATGCACCTTCATCCCGATGCAGACCAATCATGTTGAAATCCCGGCGGTTTTTGACACAGACCATTCAGGAACCCCCAAGGAATTTTACGGTGGCATCGTGATTTATCGCCCGGAAGAAGGCGGCAGCAAGACCTTCAGCAAGCCTCACTTCGGTCTGGTTGAGCTGAATCTGCACGAAGTTGCCGGAATCTGCGCGGTTTCCAACAACCTGCTTGAGGACTCGCCCATCTCCATCGGCGCAATCCTCAATAAGCTCTTCGGAAATGCCATCTCTTGGATTCTCGATGATGACACCATTCAAGGCGATGGGGTTGGCAAGCCCCTTGGCATCCTGCATTGCGATGCAACTGTCACGGTTCCAATCGAAGCAGAGCAAGAGGCTGACACGGTTGTTGCGGGCAATGTTCTCAACATGTATGCCCGGATGCCTGCTCAGAGCCTGAAGAGTGCCGTCTGGCTTGCAAACCAGACTGTGCTGCCTCAGCTTGCGCAGATGACCATCGGGAACTATCCGGTGTTTGTGCCTGCCGGTGGATTGTCACAGAAGCCCTTTGACACCCTGCTTGGCAAGCCCCTCATTTATACCGAAAAGCTCCCGGCTCTCGGTGATGCGGGCTGCATCATGTTTGTTGACCCGACACAGTATCTGTTGGGCGCAAAGCGGGGGATGTCAATGCAGACAGCCTCAAGCATTCACCTTTATTTTGACCTTGACCAGACCTGCTTCAGGTTTGTCATGAGATACGATGGTGTCTGCTGGTGGAAATCCTGCATGACTCCGAAACACGGGGATTGCCTGAGCCCTTATATCAAACTGGCAACAACCAACCCGGAATAATACCGGGAAACATATTTTGTTCAAGGTGAACAAATTCAGTTGCTTGTCTGATTAAAACAAGCCGCAGACCTTTACTGCGTTAAAAGAATGGGCATGAACTGAAAGGGGTTGAAGATGCCTATAAACAGAGGTTCAGACAATTTCCTTCTGGAAGTTGCTCTTGAGACTACCGACATCGGCGGCACTTCTGCAACATCGAAAAGTGTTGACATGAGCGAGTGCGATGATGTCATGTTCGTGGCGGAAGTCGGCACATGGAATGCTGCCGATGACCTTGAAGTGACTATCATGCAGGACACTCAGGCTGACATGCTTTCCGGCAATGTCAAGCTTGTGAAAGCTCAGGTCATCCAGACCGATGCTGCCGATGGTCAAAGATACTGCTACGAGTGCAAGGCTGAAGACCTTGACACAGAAAACGGCTTCAGATATGTCGCCCTGCTTGTCGAAGAAGCAGATGACACCGGCACCGATGAAGTCACAGTTGCTTCTCTGGCTTTCAATCTCCGCAAGAGATATGAAAACAGAGCTGCATATGATGCGGTTGATGCCGCTTCATAATCGAAATCATTCAGGGAATGGCAGGCAGGTCTTTTGGCCTGTCTGCCTGACCTGATTGTTTTCGGGTGAGGGCAAAGCATGGCAGGATGCGGTGGAAAGAAAATCAAGCATGTCAGAGTTTGTCTGACTGAAGATGGTTCCACCAAGGTTGTTCCTGATTATTATGCTGAAGCCCTTTTCAGGCAAAAGCTTGCAGTTCCATATGCCGAAAGGGAAAAGGTTCTGCAGACATTGAAAGGAAAACAGAAGTGAAAGTGAAGATTCTCAGGAATGGCAAAATCTGTGACATGCCTGACCAGAATGCCTTGAGCTATATCAAGACCGGGCAGGCAGTCAAGATTGAAAGCAAAGGTCTGGCAAAACCTGCAGCAAACAAGATGGTTGCAGGAGCCCCGGAAAAGAAGGCCGAAGAAGCCCCGGTGTTCATTTGCCCGAAGTGTGGCAAGACTTACAAGACCAAGAGAGGCTTTGACAATCACAAGTGCTAATAAAAGCCTCTGACTTGAAAGGATTGGCAGGATGGGGGATTTGACAGACATTGACAGGGTTAAGATTTATATGGGCATTGCTGCCGGGAACACCAGCAAAGATGACCTTATCAATCAATTGATTCCACAACTGTCTGCAGCAATTGAAAGGTATTGTGACCGGTCATTTTACTTTGCAGAATACCGGGATTTCATCGAGACCGTTCAAGGCCGGATTCTCTATCTGCCAAACAAGCCGGTTCAGAAGCTGAAAAGGCTTGTCAGAAGTGTTGACAGGGTTTTCAAGGTCAATACTGCCAGAGATGGCTGCACTTCTGCATCAGTCACCCTCATTGATGGGTATGTTAAGCTCTACCAATGGGGAGAGCATGAAGAAGATAATGAAATTGCAATTGGAGCCAACACCCTGACAGGGCTGAAGACCGCAATTGAAGCCATTGCGGATTGCGAATGGTCTTGCGAGATAACATCGGGATATGAAGACCATCTTGCAGCAGACCTTGTTGAATCCGGGGCTCAGGCTGCATTATATCCCAATTATGCAGAGCTGAGGATTCCAGATTATAACTCGATGTATTTCACATTCAATCTGAATGAAGACACCGGCAGGGTTGAGCTCACAGATTCCAATTTCCCTGATGGCAGAATCTTTGCAGAATATGCAGCAGGATATGGTGATGGGGTTGATGATGACCCGGATGACCTGCCTGCAGACCTTGTTGGCCTTGCAACCTCAATTGTTGCCGATGCTGTCAGAGAGGCATGGAGCGATAAAATCATGAAGTCTGAAAAACTCGGTGATTATGCTTATACGAAATTTGACCAAGGATGGGCTGACCTGTTCATCGTTGGCAGGTATGCAGCTCAACTGGCCTTCTGGAGAAAGATTAGTTTGTAAAATGGCGATTGAAGATTTATTTCAAGAGACCTGCACAATCCAAGAGGTTGCCAGAGCCGCCGATGGCAAAGGCGGGGTTGAAAATACTTGGTCTCCATATATTGAAGATGTTCCCTGCAGGCTTCAAGCTCTGTCTGCAAGAGAGGTTGATGAATATGCCAAGAGGGAAGTGAGCGCGAACTTCAGGCTCTTCATCCTGCCGCAAGAAGACAACATCAAAGAGGGTGAGCACCGGGTTAAATTCAATGATGGTGTTGAAGACAGATATTTTGACATCGTTCATGTTGACAAATGGAACTTCGATGAACACCATTGGAAGCTTGTTCTTTGGGAGCAGAAGTAAATGCCGGGAAAACTGAACTGGTTGGGGAAAAAGGTTGGCTCTGAGGTTGTTGCACAGACAGGAACTGTGCTCACCAAAGGCGCAATCATGGTCACAAACCAAATCAAGAAGCTCATGAGAGAGCCCAAATCCGGCACAAGATACAAGGGCAAGCGCAGAATTACAAGAAGCTCTGCCCCCGGTGAAGCCCCTGCAGTTCAGACCGGCAGGCTCAGGGCTTCAATTCACTACAAGGCACCAGACCCCTTGACAAGGCTGATTGGAACCAATCTTGACTATGGGTATTGGCTTGAGATTGGAACAAGCAAGATGGCTGCAAGGCCATTTCTGAGACCGGCTTTCAAGCAGGTTTCACCAAAGATTGTGAAGATGCTGAAGGGGCTGATATAAATGCAAACACAGTTTGACAAAGCAATTTATGACCATATAAACGGAAGTGTTGCATTGAAGGCACTTCTTGGAGATGAAAGGTTTTATGCAGATAATGCCCCGCAAGATACGGTGTTTCCATATCTTGCTTGGACATGGATTCTTATTCCTCATGAAGAAACCTTCACATCGGAAATCGAGAATGCATCCCTTCAATTTTCTATCTTCTCGAAAAACCAAAGTGTTGCTGAAGTCGATGAAATAGCGGATGAACTGTTTGACCTGTTTGACAATGCAACCATTTCAATAGATGATTATAATTTCATGCGATGCAGAAGGGTCTCAGCTCGAAGAGTCAAAGACCCTGAAAATGCTTGGCATCACATGACAGAATATCAGCTTTTGGCTTGCAGATAACTTTTTGTGAAAGGGGTTTTGTAGGATGGCAACTCACATAACTGGTGTTGAGGGGCAGGTGAGTTCTGAAGCTCAGGTTGTCATGGGCATTGACCATTGGAGCGCAGACCTGTCTGCGGATTCCATCGAGACAACCGATTTTGACGATGCAGGTTGGAAGACCAGAATTGCCGGAAACCGGGAATGTGTCGGAACCTTTGAAGGGAATTGGGACACCGATGATGACATATCGGCTGACCCCCCAAATCTCAATGAAGGGCAGATTGTGACTCTCAAGCTTGAGATTCAAGATACAACTCTGCCTCTGCAATATCTGTCTTTCGATGCTCTCATCCAGAACGTGAACATCGATGTGACTCAGGCTGACAAGGTGAGATTCACGGTCAGTTTTGAGAGCACCGGCGAAGTCACAAGAGTATTCGCAACACCGTAAATTGTTTTAACCTGCTGAGAAGGGATGGTGAATGATGTCTGGTTTGTCAAAACTGGTCTCAAAGAAGGCCAAGGTTGAAGTGGATGGCAAAGAATACACTTTGTCATCCCTCAACCTTTCTGATTGGGCAGAGCTGCATGAGTTTGCAGAGAATGAATTTTTCTCAGACATGAAAAGGCGGCTTGCTGCATTGCCGCCTGAAAGCTCACAATACAAGCAACTCGCAGACAAGGTTGCAACCACCAAGAAGAATGACCTGATTAGTGAACTGATGGAATACACAACCGGGACGAAGGCATCGCTTTTCCAGTTGTGGCTTATGCTCAAGCATGAGCATCCTGAAATATCTCAGGATGAAGTTTCCAAAATGGCAATCTCATATTCTGAATTTCTTGACATCGCAGAAGAGCTTTCTGGAGTAAAGGACAGCGATTCGGCAAACCCTCAAGAGGCGGCAAGCAGCTAACTTGGGGCAGTTGTTTCGCATTGCTTGCCAGAGAATATGGATGGACAATGGAACAGATGTTGCAACTAACACCGGCTCAGTTTGATAATTTTCTGTCATTCTGCAGCCCAAGAGAAGGCGATGAAAGAAAATTGCAGTATGAAAAGCCGCCTGCATATGTCAAACAG